ACGGCTTGAGTCGCTCGTACAACTTCTCCGTCAACAGGACATCCTGGATGTTGTACTTCTTCATGATTGCCCACGCTTTGGCTTCTCCAGCCATGCATCGAACCCAGAGCGTGTGTCCTTCGTGCTGCGTCTTCGCCCCAAGCCCGAGCTGTTGAGCGACATGGTCCAGCTTGTTACTCGTGAACCGGAACTGCTTCTTTACGCAGTGGAGCAAGTCGATCTGCTGGAACGGGGCTGGCGGTGTGAGTCCTGCCAGAAGGAATTCCCGCTGAAGATGTGGGATGTCGAAGGATCGGCCATTGTAGTGGACCACAGCGTCAGCCTCGGAAAGAAGTTCCCAGGCGTGCTGGATCATAGCATCATGTCCATCGAAGTAGTCGGACATGAACGTCGTCTTCCGCTCGCCGACCCACTTGGCGGCGAAGGCGATAACCGAAGTGCCCTCTCGTAGCTGCGACAACGACACGTTCTGATTGAACAGACCCCAGACATGCGCCACGTTGGGCGACGTCTCGATGTCGATGACGAGAATCTTCATAGGAAAAGGCTAGCACCCGACATCGATGCTAGCCTCTACCCCCTACCAACTACACTAGCAATCACACTCGGTGATGTGCAGCTTGTAGTTCCCGTTGGGGAACTCCTCGCGCAACGCCTGCTCGATGCGCATCTTCAACATCGACACCTCATCCATCGGGTTGGGTGCCTTGTCAGCACTCCAGTCGTAGTCAACATCGATCTCCACATCGAAGATCATGCCGCGCCGGTCGCCCACGTTGCGGGCGGGCTTCTCACTGAAGCCGCCGAAGTCAATCACTCCCATCTTGTCACCTCCCCCCTCAAGCTCATCCAGCCTGTCGTTGATGTACTTGCGGGTGTTCGCATACCCGCCTGGCCCGGCTGCTTCGATCTCCTTCAGCCGGATCAGCAGCCTCCGCATCTCCTCTTTGCGCTCATCCACCTTAGTGACCCCTCGCGTGCGATGGGATGGCCCGCACCTGCGCCTTCGTCAGTGGTTCCACCGGTCCCTCATAGGGCAAACCATCGTTGAGGTTGACGTATTCCCCAACCGGCCCGAAGTTTTCGCCGTAGGCTTCCTCGTGGACAAGCTCCCAGTCGATGAAGTCGCCGAGCTTGACCGGTCCCAACACCCTGAACGGAGTAGCGTATTCAGTACCGAGACGGTATCCGGTCTCCTGCGTAGGGGCTACCCCCAGCAGCTCGTACTTGTTGCCGTACACCAGGTAGACGCACTTGTCGCCCTTGCCCGAAGATGGCACGGTGTTCATTCTCCCTCTACCAGGGACCGGAAGGCATCTGGTCCGTGTTCCAACACGTATGAGCTTACATCCGAACCAGATGGAAAGTAAATAGGGCGGACGTGGGTATGTAGGTTGGACTGCACCTTGCCGACCAGCTTCTTGCCAGCCTCGTCACCGTCCACCAGGGGGAGCACCTCGCGGGGACCGTCAAAGCAGTACGAGAAGTGGTCTTCCCACCTCGCATTGGTGCCCAGCGATACAGTCGGTAGTCCGTTTGAGGTGGCCACGATGGCGTCCAGCTCACCCTCGCAGATGCCTACTCGGTCGGCACCAACAGATAGAGCCCGCACGTTGAACATCGGACGATAGCCTGGTGTGGCCAAGTACTTGGAATGGTGTTCGATGTCCTTACAGGGTTCACCAGGAAGGTGAGTACACCGAAAGACCATTGCACTGTAACCGGCTGGAGTCCAGTATGGGATGGACACCCGTCCGGAATACTGGCCGTCGACCACATAGCCGAGCTTCCACCTGTCGATCATCTCATCGGTGATACCCCTGGCGTGGAAGTACTCCCTACCAGCGGGAGAGGATGGATCGCCTAGGCTTGTGTGAAACTTGTCGACGCTCTCCGCCAGCCAGAGCTTCTGCTTCTTTGACTGCACTATCGAACGTACTTCCATCACGCATCCTGATCAGTCCGATGGCGTCTTCGTGAATGTCACAAACGAAACAGTGGAACCACTGCTCGTCTTCGTCAACCGTCGCCGACGGCGACCCGTCAGTGTGGTACGGGCAGCGAACCGTAGTACGTCCAGCCCCACGGAGATTATCGACCAGCCCGTGTTCAAGTAGAACCGGGGCAATCGGGAGTTTCGGCGCACCCCTCGCCCTCTTCCATGTCATCGTGTGTCCTCGCCATACAGGTGAAGTCGGTATCGCACACACACGGTTCGTCCTCCCACATCAGAGGTGTTCCTTGCAGTTGGTACAGCGGGTGACACCACGTTTGGTGGGATGCGGCTCGGTCGTGGTGGGTCCACAGTTCGGGCAATCCATCAGTCCAACCCCATGAAGACAGCCGCCGCAGGCGGGTGGTTGAGATACTGAACAGCGTTGCGGAAGGTCTGCACATCATCCCTCAGTCGCCCGAGGATGTTGTTGCACCGCCCGCACAGCAGGCCTCTCACGCACTTACCGCACGAGTAGGGACCATTGCAGCACTTGTGATCGTGGTCCACCTGAGTGGCCTTGTACTTGACGCAGATCATGCACAGCGGATCACCCTGCTTGTTCTTGTAACAAGCATCCACCAGCGCCTTGTATTCTGCGGGTGTGAGGTTGTAGGTGATACCCACCCTACGAATGCGGTTGCTCAGTCGCTTACGCTTCATCTCAGCCCTGTTGTGGGTAGCACATCTCGGACCAGGGAATGGAGCGGGCCGGGGTTTTACGCCCGGCCCGACACCACAGTCCTTGCAGACTTTGTTACTCATCGTCCTTAGCATTCGGAACCTTGTAGGTGAAGCCGAGCGCGCCCAGGAAGAAGCCGACAGCCACGCCGACCTCCTCTGCGGTGACCACCTGGTCGGTGAGCGCCGACGCCAGCACGCCGACAACGGCAACCGCCGCCGCAGTCCACGCCTTGAAGGCCTTGGACGAGAACAGCTTGGTGAAGACGGACATTAGGCCGGAACCTCCGAGCCGGGGTCACGCGGAGGAACGGGGGCAGGGTTGCCCGCGCCGTACTTGGCAAGCAGGTCGTTGCCCTCAACCTCGCCGACACCGAAGTGCAGCGTGCCCGCCCGGATGGCGGAGGCGCGGATGGCGGCGGCGTCCAGACCGGTAGTGCGGTCGTTCTCCAGGTCGACCAGCACGCCGAGACCGGCGTTCGGGCCGTCGAGATACTCGAAACTGAAAGCGTTCACTGTGTCCTTCTTGTCCTTCTTGACTTCGGCACCACCACCGCCGGAAACAGGCGGGGCAGTCTGACCCAACAGCGCACGCAGTTGGTCGTGGTTACCGGCGAACCAGTTCTGATCGAACGGGGTAGAGGTGAACTGCATCACCGCCACTTGCTGGCCGCCGTATGGGTTCCACGCGGAGAGCGGCACCTTGGCGATGCCCTGCTCCTTCGGGCGAGCGACGTAGTCGGGATACCAGCTCGCCCACAGGGCGGGCAGGCCGTGCAGGGAGGGACGGCCGATCTTCTCCCAGTACCACCTCGGCAGGTAGAGCGGGCCGATCTTGAACCCACGCTCCCTCAGGCCGGTGATGATGTGCCGAGTCAGGTCGGGTGAACCTGAGCCGTCTTCCACGTCGACAATGACCGGCACGTCTTTCGGAACCATCGACTCGATGTTGGCTACCTGAGAGGCGGCGTCATCCTGGCGCTGGTAGTGGTAGGCGGCGACGACAGCCCCCGCCTTACGGGCGTTCGCCAGGTGGGTGTGGAACATGCGGTCCTTGAAGCCGGACCCTTCCGACGCCTTGAGGAAGGCGAAGTCCCATCCCGCGAAATTGAATGACGTCTGATGATTGGAGACGTCGACTCCGAACAGTCCCATTAGTCCTCTTCGGGATCGGGGAAGACCCCGATCAGGTTGGTGTCATCCGAGGCAAACGTTCCGTTGTCGGTCACCACCTCGGCGCGGTCGTCGTAGGTGTACATCCCCTGGACCGTGGTCCGAAGAACCACAATCACGGAGTCTCCGAACTCGTAGTCGAGAGGAATCTTAGCCATGACTGTAGATGGTACTAGATACAGTCCTCGTGGATCGGACGCCCGTCCTGCAAGGCGATCATGTCCCCCTCGAAAAGATCGAAGCCGCACTGATCACATTCCCCGTCGAACCTCGCCGGGAAGATCCTCGGCCGCGAGTCGCCACTGTGCGCATCGCCAGCCGGTGTAGCCGAGCCCGAGGTTGGCGGTGAGGCACCGTCCTTGAGGCTCATCACATCGAAGTTGGCGCGCAGGGCAAAGCGTGTGTTGCCCGACGGGTCTGAAGGTCCGGTCCGGTTCTTCACGCATGCGACCAACAACTCCCCTTCAAACGCCGAGCGGGTCAGCGTGAGCGTTGTGTGCTGGAATTCGGCCAGCTTGTTCATCACGCCATCCTGTGGGATGGGCGTGGTGCCGTTCTTGTAGGTGCCGGACACGTGAACCAGGATGATGAAGCAGATGTTCGCCTCTTTGGCGATGGCATCCAGTTCGGCCATGATCCGCTTCTGCGCGGCCGACTCGGAGTCACCCTCGTACGAGACGTTCACCAAGTTGTCGAGAATCACGATGTGGGGGAACTCCCCCCGGATCTCGGCGAATGCGCCGATCATCAACGTGATCTCGTCGGGTGCGATACCCGACCGGTAGAAGGCACCGATGTGGTCGGCGGAGGCGTAGGCCTCCCAGATGGACGAGTCCGCCTCTTCGAGTTGGGCTTCCACCACCGCCTTGTAGTTGGACGTCAGCATCTGCCCCGCACGGACGGCCGTGATGTGGCGCGGCGTGTCCGCACAGATGTAGAGAGTGGGCATCTTCGCTTCGATTGCGAGGGTAAGCGCGAGGATGGACTTCCCGACGCCCGGTGCCGCCGCGATGACGTGCACCGAGCCTCGGAAAAAGTGGGTGTCACGATCCGCCAGTGTTTTGAACACCGTCGGAATAGCTTCACCCTCATCCCTACGCCTGGCGGACTGGAGTAGGGATTCCATCGATTAGCCTTCCACCGGGACCCACTCGCAGCCTTCCTTGTTCTTCCAGAGGAAGGTGCCCTTCGCGTCCTTGGCCTGACACGTCCACCAGTCCTTACCCTTGGACGTGCGCTTGAGGGTGGGCACACCGTGCCCGCACAGCGGACCCTCGGTCTTGATCTCCTTGGCGGGGAACCCGCGCTTGGCGTTCTCCACCCCGGCAGCGGCAGCGTTGCCCGCCACCTCGGGGGTCAACAGCGTCTCCCGCGTCTTGCGGAACACTTGCTCGATTTCGAGGTCAGTCAGACCCAGACCCCGCAGGTCGTAACGCACCGCCTCAAGGTCGGCGCGCGACGTGGTGAATGCCACATCCCGCAGTCGGATCTGGAACGAAACGAAACCATCTTCACCAGGAACGTGACTCACTTGTCAGTACCCTTTCGGTACTCGCAGTACTGCCTCACCGGGCAGTACTGACATTTTTGGGCTGAAGGGGTGGCGGGGAACTCTTCCGCCAGGATGGCTTTCTCCACCGGGGCTACGTGGGAAACCAGCTTCATTTCGTCCCAGTCGACCGGCCAGGCCAGTCCGGTGCTGCTACCCCACCGTGCATCGTAGAAGGCGGTAGCATCCGCCCGATGGCCGTTGATGCGCGATGCGGCAACGTATTCGTTGAGCTGTGTGCGATCCTTGGGAACTCGCAGTCCCGTCTTGATGTCGACCACCACAATGTGACCAGTCGACATGCGGAATCGCCTGTCGATGTAGCCGACGAACGGCAGGCTCAGCCCTTCGGGCTGGACGGAGAACTCCTCTTCGACGCCGACAACTTCCCAGTTGGTCAGCTCGCGCCAAGCGACGTACTTGTCGAACAGCTCGTCACCGCGTAGCGCCCACCACTCGTAGTCTTCTTGGCGGATTGCGACGTATGCCGTGTCGTCTTCGAGGTTGGCCTGAAGATAGGACTCGTACGGCATGGGGTCGTTGCCGTTGTCGAAGTCTTCCGTCATCGAGTGGAACGCACTACCCGCCGGTCCCGCCAGAAGGTTCTCCGTCGGTACCTTCTTCACCCTCCGCAAATAGAAGCGGTAGGCACATCTGTTGTACTCCTCGATCGCGCTGTGAGACGTGTGGTGCAGCTCCATCGAACTTGTCCACCGCCTCGATTACCGCGTTAGCCGACCGCTGAAGATACAGCTTGTGTTCGGGGTGAATGGTGTCGTACGTCAGTTCAGGGTGGTAGCCGTGGGCGAAATTGAAGAGGCCTTTGGCCCCAGCATCGACACGATCAGACATCAATCCACCTCATGGTTGAATTGATCAACTTCAGGCCCAGTCCCACTGCATCCGTCGGCGGAAGACGTAGGACATGACCGTTTACCGTGAGGTAAACCAGCTCATCGTCAGTCTCGATGATGACCGAGAGATGGTCTGGGCCAATCCAGCCCTGGTCACTCATCCTGGAACACCCGCCGCATACGGTCGCCGACGTCGTTGGCGTGGGCGGTCAACATGCCCAGCGCTTCCCAGGTGGAGAGGTTGGGGGTGATGGCGTTCATCGCCACCAGTTGGCCGGAGGGGTCGAGCGCCTTGATCTGGATGGTGAAGTCGATGGCGGTGTAGCCTTCCGGCACCAGATCACCGATGGTGGTCTCACTGCTGAAATCAGGAAGCTTCGGTGCGTTCTGCTCGCTCACGTTCCTTCTCCTCTTCCTTGGCTAGCGCTGCGTCGATGAGGCGGGCGTCGGCGTCGATGACATCGCGAAGCGACCATCCAAAGAATGCCGCGATTTGAACAACGTTACGGAGCACCGGGCCAAGGTCGCGAAGGACTCGGTCTTTGACGACCTTCGACTGAGGTTGAGGACCACCCTTGCGTACCACTCGCTCGAAGATGGAAGCGACGTCGGCCGATCCAGCGAGGAGGTCAAAGACAAACGGAACGACCCCAGCACGGGGAGTGTGATTGTCAAACTCACGGACCAGCTCCAGGTAGGTCTCGGGTGACACCGACTCTTCGCGGGGCTGTGGTCGGGGAATCTCGTCAGGGTCTTGCGTCAATCCGACTGTCACCTTGAACAGCCTATGCCCGGTTCTAGTCTGGTCCAACTCGGGCTGTAGGCCCTCGGAGTTGACAACAGTTCAACCTGTGTGCTAAGCTGCCTTGGTCCGGCAGGGCCAAGGCTTAAAAGCTTGTACCGGTAGTTAACTACCGACCAGTCTAGGAACCCCTGTAGGGGGTTCCCTTCTACTAGTCTTCTAGTTGGTACCGTCTGGTCTATGGAAGACAAGTACGCTGAGGCGGTAGCCGCCCTGAGGGACACGGTGGCCCAGTACGAGGGTCAGCAGGCGCAAGAGGTGGCCGCTCGCTCGGCGGACATCTTCCTTGATCACATGGACTTCGTCGGCGACACCGCCGACCGCAAGCTGTTGGCGAAGGCCCTGTTCCTGGCCACCACGGTGCTGGTCATGACCAGGGACAACGCGGAAGAGGACGTCACCCACCTGCTGGCCGTCGCCGACGGCGACGAGTGTGAAGACGAGGAGTGCCACTTCGAGCACGACGACGATCCGGATACTTCGTTCCTTGGTGGACAGATCGAAGGAATGGACGCTATGATCGCCGCGATGGTGGGGATCAGCCTTACGTTGGCCGACACCGTCACCTCCGACTTCGACCACTTCGATTGGACTACAGGTCATGAGCCGCCTCCGTAGGGTCGCCGCCATCGCGGCGGCACTTCTGCTGCTGGTCACACCGGTTGCCGTGTCGACCTCCTCGCCCAGCTCGTACGAAGTACAGAGCCAGGTGGGTTCGCCCTGGTGTCCGTCCAAGGCGTCGATGGCGCTGATCGCATCCTCCTCGGGTACCGGTTCGATGACCACCGGCTATTCGTCCCCGGACGGCACGTACGCGGCCACCGCGTACGGCTGGTGGTCACGGGTCACCCGACAGTTCAACTCGTACTGGGGGACAACTCAGACGAACTACAGCCGGGGGTCGGCCCACGTGTCGGACTTCCTTCCCGGTGGCCGGTGGTTGATCACGACTGGCGCGACTGCCGACATCGCCGTCAAGCAGCCCTCGCTGGTGATCATCTCCCTCGGCACCAATGAGTACGTCGAGCAGGTCCCGCCGACGACGTTCGAGGCGAACCTCAACACGCTGATCTCTGACATCCGTGCGGCTGCGCCGAGCACCACCATCTACCTCACCACGCAGTGGGAGGTCAACATGTGGAATCCGGTCACCTACCCGTACGCCAACTACACGGCCGCCATTCGGTCGGCTGCTGTCAACCACGGCACCGGCCTGATGGATCTCAGGCAGTACATCATTCCGGGCACCTCGGCCGACTGGCCGATGTTCTACCACCCTGACCGGGGTCACCTGCTGGATGTCGGCCACATGGTGGTGGCCGCCGCCTGGTCCGTGCGGTTGGCGGCGTGCTGAGATGATGTACGCACATGCAACTGTCAAGAAGCATGGTCGCCGCTGGCACTGGACCATCACCGTGCGCTCGGCGGCCGGGCAGGGGCACGTCTACCAGGGCGATGAGCCGAGCTGGAGACTGGCGTGGGCCATGCTGGAGTTCGCGTGGCTCTGCCACAAGATGGAATGGACTGTACCTCACCAGATCAAACAGGGTGTAATCTCTTCCATCGAGAGAGTTGACGGACTCCGCGTCGGATGGTAAGGTAGTGCCATACAAACGAAAACGGTCAAGGCTCGGACGGCGGTCTTGACAGCACCCGGAAGCAGTCAGCCGCGCAACAATTCGCGGGGTGCACCATTGCGGGATGGTAGAGCGGTCCATACACTGGCCTCATAAGCCAGAGACGCGGGTTCGAGTCCCGCTCCCGCCACGAGGAGGCAGGGCCGGACGTTCGCGAACGGCTGCGACATTGTGTCGTATAGTGTATAGCGGTGAAGCACACCTCCGTTAAACAACTAAATAATGCCTCGCTAGCTCAGATGGCAAGAGCAGCCGACTCTTACTCGGCGGGTCCTAGGTTCGAGTCCTAGGCGGGGTACGGGGTCCTCCCGGATTGGACCGCTAAATGAGATCGGGTACAAGTACTGTCGCAGTAGCTTGGCTCACGCCATGGAGAAAAGACAGGAACGTAAGCTCTACGGTGGCAGTGCGCATACGCCCCGGTAGGGCCAGGAGAGCAAGGCACGGTGTCGCTGGTGGTGCACCACCAGTTCGGGTTCGAGTCCCGGTTGCTCACGCAGTCGCCCTCCGTGGTGGTTCGCGCAGTAGTGTCTGGCCGCAGAATGGTTGTCCGGGTAATTGGTAATGCGGGTGGGGTTCATGCCCCCACCTTGGGGAGTCGATACCCCACCGGACGCAAGGCATCAAGCGCTTGATGCCCAGGTGGGGGATGGGTTCGATTCCCGGCTGGTGCGGTTCCCCCACCGCCCTAAAGCAAACAAGGTAGCGAGAACCCGAGGTTCCCCCACAGTCACGACCTCGGGATGGTCACCGGGATTTAGTCTCTCCCGGCTCGCGAAACGAGATAGTGAGTTCCGGAGACTGGCACTCCGGGGAGCACCCAGGAACGCCCCTCGCCTGGCTCACGAAAAAGGAGGGGCTTTTCTATGTCTTGACAAAGCCACCGAGAGGTGGCTATTGTTCTGTTATGAACATCCTGGTTCATCCGTCGAGAGGAAAAGCCATGGGCGAATCCGAGGTTCCCGTCACCCCGTCCGGCCACAGCGACACCGAGGTTTCGCAGTCGACCCTCGTCCCTGGCGAGAACATCACCCTCACCGAGCCGCGCTGGACCTCGCCGCACGACACCCACGTCACGTGGCCGAGCGACTGGACGAACGACCAGAAGGTGGACTGGCTCCTGAAGGAGTTCCACCTGTTCCCCCCGGCGCAGCGCCAGGCGGCGTCCATGTACGCCGGTCCGTACACCGCGACGGACGGTTTCGACTGGAATTCGTACGAGCCGGGGGACCACGTTCTGGTCCACAAGTCGACCTTCTTCATGTTCCTCTCGTGGGGTGAAGAGGCGGATGCCCTCAAGAAGGGCATGAAGACCATCAACCGCAAGCGGCGTAAGGCCAACGCCGTTCAGCGGCGGACGGAACGCAGGCTCGCTCAGGCGCGGTCTGGCAGGGAGCAGCTCCGCTCCAAGCTGGTCGAGTCCGAGCGCGAGGTCGACCGGTATGTCGGCCGCCTGACGGCGTCCCGCTCGGTGGTGACCGCCTACCGGCAGGCACACGACGCCATGCAGAACTACGACAACGAGGTCATCGGCGGTCTCAACGCCAAGATCCGTGAGCTGGAAGCGGAGCTGGAAGTCGCCAAGGCGAAGGCATCCGGCTACACCGACGCCAACAACGCCGCCGACGCGGCGGCCGACGGCGACGGAGCGGCGTGGACGATGGCGAACATCAACACCGCGCTCGAAGAGCTGCCCTCGCGGGAGGAGATCATCTACCCGTCCTCGGGTACCACCAGCGTCTGAGTTGGTACCAACTATCGTTTCCCGTTAAGCTAGGGGTACGGGAAAAGGTTGAACCCCCCGTGTGGCGGCGGGGGGTTCTTCTTGTCCGACTCAACTGGAGAGGTCATGGATACCCCTGTCAAGCCCCGACGTAAGCGGCCCTGGCTCTGCAAGCACGGCCACCCCTTGGGTCGGAGTCGCGTCAATACCGTAGTCTGTTTCCACTGTTCGCGGTTTGCCAAGATGATCCAGTACAACGGTGCCGTCATGGGCAAGTGCGCGAGAGGGCACGCCCGTCCGGTCGGGTCGTGGTGCACAGTCTGTTCGGACTGGAATCAAACGCCGTGGCACCAGCAACTGGACGAAGTCGGCAAGGCCACCTGCCCGAATGGACACAACGTCACCCCTACAGACGGTATGTCCTACAGGGGGAATCGTCGGTGGTGCACCGCGTGTCAGACGGAGTGGAACGAGGCCAACCACGCCAAGAGGCGTGACGAAGGCTACGACAAGCGCCATGGGCGCAACGGCTTGTGCAACGCCCAGCTCCACCCGTGGTCGGACGACATGGCGGAGATCCGCCTCGAAAAGAAGACCGGCCGGAACATCATCCACTGCAAGGAATGTCGACGTCAGTATCGTTCCGAATACAACTGGCGAAAGAAGAGGGAGATCGAACAGAACTCCCCGCTGGCCGATCACCACATCGATTGGGTTGTGGCGTTGCACCTGGTGAGGGATGGTGCCGACCAGCTCCACACCATGCGACGAGGGACTTCGTGGGGGCCTACCATCGCCGAGAAGTGGGTCGCCTACTGCACGTGGAAGGTGATCAACAACGGTCGCGAACCGGAGTACTTCATTCCTGAAGCACACTTCGCCAAGTGGCGGGACGATGGATTGGCCGCCGGGTTTGTGCGGGAGGTCGATATCTGGTCGCTTCTCGGCTCGCTAGCCGACAAGGAGTATCTCAACTCGACCCTACTTTTCACGGCTGAGAAGTAGAACCTGTTCGTACTTGTCCCGGAGACTGTCGTACTTCTCGTACAGCTCATCCACTCGCAACTCCAGCTTTTCCCGTTCCTGAGTCCAGTTCTTCTTGTCCTCAAGGAAGAGATCCATCATCTTGGTGGAAAAGGCGTTCCGCTCCCTGACCAACATTACGATAATCGACAGCAGCGACGACAGAGCGCCGACCACCACGTACCGAAGAATGTCCACCCACATCATTAGGTCACCACCCGTAGTACCACGTTAGCGATGCCTCCGACCTTGTGACCTTCAGCCGCCGCGATTCCATCGATCTGTCGGTATTGCAGATCCTTGATCTGCGCTCGGTACGATTCGTTGGTTACGTTGTTTACCACCGTGATGGTCGCATTGTTGCGGGCTACCGACACCAGCGACTTGACGCGGTCAACCGCGAAGTTGTTGTAGCCGATGGTGAAACCGCCTGAAGTCTGTTCGATGTTGTGCATCATCAGCGGCAGGGCGATCGTCTCGTACCGTCGCTCCTGCGGCAAAGCCTTCAGTTGAATTGCGGTCAAGAAGTTGACGTCGGTACCGGCGGAGAATTCCACCTTCATGCGGTACGCCGACGACGGGTCGAGATCCACGCCAAACTCCCACACCGTACGCGATGCGTCGGCACCGACGGTGTAGGAGACGGTCTCGCCTTCGAAGTTCTCGACGGTGACGGTGGCGGTTCCCACCGTCAGTCGTCCTTGCAGCTCCACCGAGTAGACCTTCTTGGGCTCGGTGGTGGACCACGTGATCCACGAGGTGGTCAGGCTGCCCGCCGAATCGGCGGCTTCTACTTCAATTCCGGTGGTGTGAATGCCGTAGACGCCTAGAACGCCGATCGATCCGGAGGTGACAATGGAGTTGTAAGTTGAAACGGTGGTTGCATCATGCCGGTGAGCGTAAGCGTAACCCCCCGCGCGCGTGACAAGCTGTCCCAGGTCCAGTTCGTAGATCCCCTCATCGGCTCCCAGGTAGACGGAACGACCACTCGCACCCACCGCCCGCACCGGGGACAGCTCATAAGACAGAGGGCCGAATTGGGGTCTTCCGTCCGGGGAGAAGGAACCCACACGAGCGCCAGCAGAGGTGCCGAGCACGAACAGGGAGTTGACGTAGAAGAAGATGACATAGGGGACCTCACCCGTCGGCAGCGTGATCTGTAGCGTACCACCGCCGAGCACGATGGTGGCCCCAGACTCCGTCTCGGAAATCTGCCAGACCTGACCGGTGAGACCGGCGAAGCCGGTGAGGTAGATGCCGTTCGGTCCCTCGGCGATGTCAGTGAACGTCCAGCCGGGAGTGCGCACCTGGAAGATACCGTGAGTGGCGTAGACCAAAGCGACCGGCGGAGCGGAAGGGTCGGTGTCCACCTGGTAGACGTCCTTGCCGTGGGCAAGGATCAGCCGCTTCTTGACGTAGGCGAGACGAACTGCCTTGCTGAACGTCAGCGTGGCGATGTCGACCTGAACGCCCGCCTCGTCAATCCGAATGATCTTGTTGTTGATGGCCACAAACAGGCGTTCACCGTCGGTGGCGATATCCAGACACGCCGTCGCCGGTTCACCGAGCGACACGTTGGCGTCGAAAGCGAACGGCGACGTGTTGTAGAAGTCGAGCGAATCCGAATCGCCCTTGGCGATGGCGATCTTGTTGAGTCCGCTCCTCGTGAATGGCACACCTCGAATAACGGATGTGATGGCCGTATTGGTGGCGGCACCCCTGGGGGTCGCCTGACCGGTGGTGGAGAACACGTCCATCTGGACCGAGGTGGAGAATCGGATACGCGACAACGCAGGATCTTCGGTGCCGGAGTCCAGCCATTCCTGACCGGCACCCGCGTGGAACGACGACTGCGAGCGCAGCCACCAGTACCCGAAAGACTGTTCGCCCATTTCGGACGAGTTGTCGAACTGGTCCCGGCGATTCTCCCGGACTTCCCACACCCACGGGTTGGATTCGGTCGGGTCGAGATTGAACGGAATGCCGTCGATGGAGACGTCGAGATTGTAACCACTCGACTGCGACTGCGATACCGCTTGCGCAAGATCGACCGGTACGGAACCGGAGGGTACGGTGTTGTTGTGCGTCACGCTTACACCGCCAGAACAGTAATGCGGCCAGTAGGACCGGTGTCCTCTACCCAGCAGCCGGTGGGCTGGGCGGGGAACACGCCCGCACCGACGGGCTGCAACGTACCGGTACCCGCCAGGCGGACGATGGTGCCGACAAACACCACGCCAGCTTCAGCGGCGGTGGTGCTGTACTCCGCCTGCACCTCCCGGACGTGACCGACCCCGGTGGAAGTCACGAAGTGGGATTCACTCAGGATGGTACCGGTTGAAGTACTCTTGCGAATACGCAGAATGAACTGGTCACCGCCGACGGACGCTTCCACCTTGATGCGCGCCAGAATGCTGTAGCGACGGTTGGCCAACAGGTTGAGCGACGTCGAATTCCACGACGGCGGAGCGGTCTCGGTGGTGGAGATGGCGGCACCGATGTTGCCGGTACCCGAGAAGGTACGTCCACCCCAGATGCCCAGTGGGTACTTGGGGTCCACCCACGCACCGCCAAGGCGGAGCTGGAAACGCTCCAGCGTCTGATCGTAGACCATGTCTCCGTCGACGGGAGAGGCGATGACTGCCGTGGAAGACACCGATGCCAGAACCGGCGATGCCATGTTCCACACTTCGAGACGCCCGCGAGTCTCGATCGCGCCACCGCCGTAAGTGATGATGTTGTCAACGCCCGCCAGATCGCGGACGTTGTAGGCGACGCTGTTTGTGTCCGCTCGCATCACTTCGCGAATGCCGTGTGCCCCGGCGGGCACACCCCAGGTGACCTGCGTGGTGGGACTGTAGGCGACGTTGCCGTTCAACGTGGCATTGCCATCGACGTTCAGCGTGGAATCGAAATCAACCGCACCGGTTGCGGCCAGCGCTCCGGTGACGGTGGTGGCTCCGGCCGCCAACGTGCCCGAGATGGACGCGTTGCCGGTGTTGGTGAACAACCCGGTGTTGGTCAGTCCGGTAAGCCCGGAGGTGCCGCCCACCACCAGGTTGCCGTTGCCGTCGATGTAGGTCTTGTCGACGCTCGCTACGCGGGCGAGGAACGCCTTGCCGGTCGAGCCTCCGGTGTTGTCCCACGTGAAGCCATTGCGGGCTGTGGCGGCGTCTGCGTGGACGCGGTGGGCCTGGGTAGCGGCAGGGCTGGTGGAGTGGGCTACGTCCGTCACGGACGCGCTCAGCGTCTTGTTCGTCAGCGTCTGACTCTGGGTGGTGCCGACCACAGCGGCTCCGCCGGAGAGTCCGTGGACGTTGGTGGACGCCTCGACGTGGGCATCGGCCTTGTTGAAGAACTCAGCTACCACTACGTGGCGAACCTTGGCACCGGCAGTGTGGGAGAAAGTCGACGTGCCGTCAAATCCCCGAGTGACCGTCAACGACGTAGCCGACCCGGCGGTCACCAGGCAGACCTCTTCCGACGCGGTGTCGGGATCGATCCGGATGGTGAACGGCAGGGCCGGAATGTTGACCAGTCCCGAACCGGACAGGTTGAAGGTGGTGTCGCCCGAACCCACACCCGCCAGCAGCGTGGCTTCCTTTGACGTATTGATATAGAAGCGCGCGGCCATGTTAGTTGTACCTCTGGTGAGTACGGGTGGGGTTGAGGCTTTGCAGCGACTGCTGCTCCTCTGCCAGTCGGCGGTCGAACATCTCTTCGAGGCGGCGCGAGGCGGAGTTGCCCGCACCCGCCTGGACTAGACGGTTACGCTCGGACTGTTCCGCCGAATAGGTCTGCATCTTGGCCAACTCGGACGAACTGATCAGCGTGTAGGCCGCCCGCAGTGCGGGCAGATCCGAGGCGGACGAGGGGAGCAGCGAGGTTCCCCAATCCCATACGGTGTCGGTCGCCCCGGTGGGGAGTACCGGCTTGGTGCGGTAGCGCACCACGATCTTTCGGCCGGACAACCCGATGGGCTGGATGGACAGATAGCGGTTGCCGTCGGCGTTGGAAACCTCCAGCGTGTGCCTCTTGATTTCCCGACGGGGTAGCGTCGGACCGAAGCCTTCCACCTTGACGGAGATAATCTCCTCGCAGTCGTCGGCTACTTCGTATCGCTCGGACGTGACGTCCGACGTCAGTTCTTGGACCTTGACTCCGTACAGCCGTGGGTACAAAGATTCGATGGCGTCCATCAGGTAACGGGCCACGAAGTGGCGGGGCCATAGGGGATTGATGGTGACCTTGTCGGACACCAGAGGAAGGGTCAACTTGGCCGAACCCTCGAACCCGTTGCCCCATGCGGGCACGTCGGCGGTTCCGGCGTTCGAGTCCCACGCCGACGAGAAGACGAGCTTGTTGTCGATTTCCAGCACTGCCGGTCCACGGTGACTGTTGGTGCCATCAACCGGAGTGACCAGCAAAGCGGTCACGTTGGAATCGCCGTCGAGCGTGAGCGACGTAACCGTGCCCAGCTTCGGGCGATTAGTCCAGCCGCCGTTGAGATAGCTGATCGTCTTGTCGATCAACTGCTGGAAGGTGAGTCCGGCCATTAGGCACCCGCCTCGCGAAGGGTGGAGTCGATGTCATTCCGCCGAGTGGTGGACGGCTGAAGGCCGATCGACCGCGCATAGGCGTAGTCGCTCAGTTCCTTGTCGTATGACTTGTACTCGTCCCGTGAAGCCACTCCGGCGTTGTAGAAGCGAGCAGCGCGGGCGCACTCGCCCCACGACTTGTGATCGTTTGTCTTACAACCCGTCCTACACATTTACCCGATCACTTCCACTTCGAATCCGGAGTCAAGCCAGAGCTGACGGATGTCTTCGTCCTCGGTGGTGTGGATGTAGCCACCTCGGTAGACGTATGTCTTACCTTCGAGGATGTGGAGTGGAACGTCCTGCCCCACTGTAAGCGGTGCGGCGTTGCCATACGCCGTAAGTCCGTCACGCTGCTTGTACTGCAATGCGGTGTTGTCCCGAGCGAGGTGGGTCACCTCACGATAGATATCCCCGAGTTGGTAAATCGCCATAACGTTTCCTCTCACGAGAAAAGCCCCGCCCCGTGTAAGGGCAGGGCTTCCCCCGAGATATTGGATCACTCCTAGACGATTACGCCTTCGGGTCGTACGTACCGGGGTTGACCGCGATAGCGCCCAGACCGGACTCGACCTTGACCAACTGCACGCTGTTCTGGCGGAACATGCTCCAGCCCAGCAGGCCGTGCCAGGACACCGGGATCACCCGGCGCATCGGGTCGACAACCTCACCCAGAACGATGTGGGGCTCGATCTTCGACGCTTCCAGAATCGCCTCGTGGCCCACGAAGTAGCAGGTGTAGACACGGTCGGCGGTGGGGGTGGCGGTCGTACACTGGTCCGTCTCGATGAAGTCGGCACCCGCATAGGAACCGGTCACACCCGAGTAGACAGCGCCGGTGTCGACGTTCACGTGCGGGGCGGACCAGGTGTTAGCGCCCGCCTCGGTGCGAATATCGAAGGCCACATCCGGGTGGATGATGCCCAGGAAGTTGGTACCAGACATCGGACGGGACCGACGAGTCCGCAGATTGGTGACCGCCGCAGCGATAGCCTTGGCATTCAGCGTGCCACGAGTGGCATCACCGGGGTCGGCAGTCTGGAGAACGTCACCGGTCGTACGGTAGAAGACGTTGGTAGCAGAGTCGAGAACGGTACGGACAAGCGCGTCCACCGAGATGACCGCGTTGTGGGTAAGCTCGCGAACCAGGTCGCCCGGAAGCATACCGTTCCACGAGGTGACATCACCAAGCAGGGTGTGCTTGAGAGTCATACCGTACTCGTTCATGGTGACGGTGACCTGTCGCGTGGTCGCGATGTCGATCGAGTCGGGGTTAACCGTCTCCGACAGCACCGACGTAGTCGGGGCCAGCTCGCCGTACATGGTCAGGGTGACGGCCTTGTAGTTGTGGGCCGGGCTAACCGGGTGCTTGGAAACCACCTGGCGGAACCGGCTATCCCGAGCGAGATACCAGTTCAGAGCCAGGTCAAGCGCGGTAACGTGGAATACCGACGCATTGCCGGTAGTCCCAATAAACGCGTCAACCATTAGAGTTTGCTCCGTGTGTGAAGGTTTGACTTACATTGACGGAGCAACGCTTTACTTAGGTGCGAATGGGCCGGTCTGTGGAATCTGGGCCATCAGCTTGGCGACTTCGTTCTCGTTCATACGAGACAACTCGTACGGAGACGGCATCTTGAACGGCTGATTGCCGAGACCCTTGGCCTCGCGGGCAGCCTGCTCGATCTTCTCCAGACCCGACTGCAACTCCTGGTCCACGGGAGTGTCGACGTCCGTGTCGGACTCGGCATCCCACAGTTCCCCGTACTCGGTCACGAAGTTCTTGAACGCATCCTCGTTGGGAGTGTCGCCCAATTCCTTCTTGGCCAGCTTGTGGAACTTGGCAGGAATCTTGTTGGTCGTCAGGAAATCATCGACCAGCTTGCCGGAGAACTGCTTGGTAAGCTCGGTGATCTTAGCGTCCTTCTCGCGAAGCAGCTTGATCGCATCTTCGAGCTTCTTGCGCAGAACTCCACCTTCGGACTGTTCCTTCGGTGGCTCGACACCATCGAGAAACTCGTCGTAGGCGTTGCTCATTTGTCACCCTCATAACTGGTAATCGCACAGACGCTCTGGTTCACCGAGGGGTGGAGAACTGAGGATTAGTGCTGCCCCGAAAACTACACAGTTTCAGCGGGGGCTATGGGCTGAAACCGGAAAGCACCTCACCGAGGAATCGAACCCCGACCAACGGGTTTGGAAGCCGTTGTGCTGCCACTACACCAGCGAGATAGAAAACGAGGCGTGCTGTCATTACACCACTGGGACACGGGTCCCGGCCAGACTCGAACTGGCACCTCTCTCGTTATCTCAGAATTATACCGTACGCCGTACGGTTTAGTACGACCCCCCCGTGTTGCGGGTCAGGCCGGTCTCTGTGCCCACGTACGACTGTTGGAAGTCGTTACGTGCCTGCGTGCGCGCGCGGTCGGCAGAGACGCTCCTACGGCCCAGCAATGCCTCGTCCTCAAGCTCACGGGTGGAGAGGTCTTCGCCCGCCATGCGGGCGAGTTGCAGGTCGTTCTCCTGAGACGCCGCCAGCTCGCCGAATCCACGGCGTGCGTCCTCGCGGGTGACGCCGAGCTGCGCCAGCTCGTTGGAGCGCTCGACACTCAGGCGCTCGCGGTCATCGAAGGCACGCTGAGCCTCGGCCGCCAGGCCGATTGCCGTGATCCGCTGCTTGATCAGTGGGGTGGCCACCAGGGGGTCAAGGATGGTGGCGATAGCCTCACCGGGGGTGAGACCGGCTCGAATGAACTGATCCTTGTCCTCCTGGGGGGCGAAGATGTACCGCTCTGAGGCTTCAACCACCTTGTCCCGCATTTCCTGCGGCGAGACGTCCTCTCCGAGGAACTTCTGGAAGTCGTCGTACGAGTCGTAGAAACCCTCCGGCAATCCGTACGACCGCATCACCGATCGATAGGACGCCTCGGTTGACAGGTACTCCGCCTCCGTCAGGGCGGGCAGGCCCTTCTGTCGCCGGATCTCATTCGCCTTGAATCGCGTCTTGTATTCGTTCGTCTCGCGCAGCTTGGCGACGGCGACGTCCACCGAATCGCCACCCTGCACGTATCCCAGCACAACGGACGCCATCGTACCGAGTCCCCATTGCTCCAGCGTGCTGCGAATATACGCAGCCGCATCGGAGAAGTCGACGGCCATTAGCCCACCATCCCGAAGCGCTTACCGATTTCGTCCACCATCTTGGTGGCATCTTCCATCGCGTTGTCCGTCTTCAGCCACCGCGTATCCTTGCGGGTGGCGTCTTCGATTTCCTTCAGGGTGAATGCCCGGCTTACTCCACCCTCGGTGTTCCACTCGGTGAGTGCCTTCTTGATGAGCGGGTCCTTGACGCTGAGCGCGTCGGGGTTCATCTCCAGCAATTGGGCCACACGGGACACTACAGGCTGGCTCAGTTCGGCCAGCGACTTGCCACCACGAATGTCCTCCGCGTAGGGCGCGTAGTAGGTGGAAGCGTAGTTGGTCATCTTCTCCTTCCATCCGGTGGTGTCGGGAGTGCCACCCCACGTCATCAGGTAACGCGCCCTGTCCAGAATCTCCTGGTTCAGATTGGGGCTGACGTAGCCGTAGTCGTGAGCGAGCTGGAACATCTCCTGGATCAACTGACCCATCCGCCCAGAGGCGGAGGGTCCGATCTTGCCGTCCTCGGTGGCGTAGTTGCCGCGCTCAAGGGCACGACGGCTGACGAAGCTCCGCGTCATCTCGTCGTCAAGACCGGCCAGCTTGGTTTCCAGCCAGACGCTCTTGGCGGTCTCGATGTCGAGCATCGGCACGCCCAGTTGGGCCGTCATCTGGCGGACCTTGTCCGCACCGGCCACCAGCTCGATCTGTGCCTGAGCGGGGTCGGTGACCAGACGAATGGTCCACTCACGCTGACCGGCACCGGTGTTCTTCCACCAGTTGGTGTTAGCCACCGACATGACGAACCGGTCGGGCGTCCACTTCTCGGTGACCGCTCGATTGAGGAGGTCACGGATTTCGGGTACGGCGTCGCCCAACAGGCCGACGAAGCCGTACATGGCCTTGATGTCCTCCGGAGTAGGCTCCGGGCGATCCGCGATAGCCATTAGTTAGCGCTGAACCTTCCACTTCGCATGGCTTCCGCCAGTGCGGCGATGAAGCCACCAGCCTGTTGTCCGGCTGCTTCCTTCGTCATACGCGATTCGATCCACGCCACCGCTTGAGCCTCGGGGTCGAGGGACGACGCGTCCGCACCCATTTGACGGGCGGCGATGAACGCCTGCTGCATCGAATGATAGTGCGCGATGAACTCTTCGGATTCTGCGGGGGTGAGCGACCGTCCCATGCGGGCGCGGGCGATGGAGTCGACGCTCATCTTCAGCAGTTCGGGGTCTTCCAACGTAACACCACCGGAACCGCCACCGTAGCCACCACCTCCGCCGTAGTAGCCACCACCGCCGGAACGGAACCCGCCGCCACCCGAACGCTCGTCGGAACCGTCACCGTAGGGACCGGTGGCGTCTTCGGCGATACCACGCCGCTCGTCTGCATACGCCTTCATGAACTCCTCAACCGGTCCGATCACGCCCGCCTCCTGCATGGAGAGGACGTCCTTCACCAGGTTGACCAAAGCCACTCGGTCGTCGTTGTGGATGTACGCACGAATAGGGTTGCCCGCACCATCCAGCTCGATGCGGTAACCGGCGTCACGCTTCTTGGCGAAGCTGTTGTACTTGTCGGCGAATGCCAGGGTGGAGATCAGGTCGGCGGCACCGGCCGCCTTGCGGTCCAGTTCCTCTCGACTGTCGCCGGGGGCAGGCATGACATCGGCCAGCTTGAGGTTGATCCACTCCTCGGCCTTGATGATGTGGTCGACACCGTTCTCGTCGGTGTGGAGCAGGTAACCGAACTGGTTGGGGGTGGTGTCGAAATTGGACGCGGACGGGTTGGACTGCTGAAGGAATCCACCCAGCCCGCCTGCCTCGTCAATCTCCTCACCAGTCGCCGACACGTCCAGACCCCACGGCAGAACCGACGAGGTGGGCGTCTTGCCCGACTTCCAGTCGATCAGCTTCTTGCGGAACTCCGAACGGGTACCGAGATTTCGGACGGTAATCACCAGCGGGTCAAGCTCGTTGAACTTGCCCGGCGCTTCGAACAGCAGCGTGCGGCGAAGCTGCTGCAACGCTGTCCGCTCCTCGTCCGGAAGGGCGGTATCTTGCGCCTGAACCTTCTCGATTTCGTTGATGAGGTTCTGCTTGCGACTCAGATCCTCGCGGGTCGCCAGCCGCGTCTTCTCGGTAGCCGCCGACTGCTCCGGCGTCATGGTGAACTTGGGTTCGGGCTGGTTGGGCTCGCCGACGATTACCTCGAACGGAGACTTGCCGTCCAGTGGCTGGTTCTGCCGGGAGGGTAGACCGAACTGCGGCATCAGCAGTTCGTCTAGGCTGGTGATCGAGTCGTCGGAGAACTCGCGGAAGAGGTTCTCCCTGCGCTGACGGTCCCGTTCCGCCTGACGCTCGTTCTGCCACCGCTCCAGCGCCGACGGCGGAATGTACTGTGGCCTCCGCTGGTCGGGCGCGATAATCGAACCACGAGGGTCACGCTCGTTGGCGTTGCCACCGTACAGCGTGGGGTTCTGGTAGTAGTTGTTGCGCGTCGACTGTTGGGCGACGTTGTTGCGAACGGCGTCACGGACGTTGTTGGTCCAGCCGGTGTTGGCCGGAGTATTCTGCTTGAAGGTCGACCCATCGGGCCGCATGGGGAGTGCCATTAGTCATCCTCATACTTGGCCATGTCGTTCCACAGCCGCTCAAGTGGAGTGCCGATCCACCGCTTGTCGCCGTATTCACGGTAGCGGGCGTTGACGGAAGCTCGCTCGTTGCGATTCACCTTGGCGTACGCCTCGCGGTACATCTGGTAGTCGGCGTGCATTTCCTGCAACGCGGGCTGAAGGTACTTCAGCTCAGCCGGAAGCTTGTCACCCTTTGCGGCGCGGGCAATCGCGGGGGCCAGCTCGGCGTGTACGCGGTTGGGGTCGTTGCGCCTGTCCAGCTCGGCGGCTGCGCCGGGGTGGAACTGTTCCCACTGCTTGATCCACGACTGGAAGCGGGCGTCCAGCTCCTTCTCGTTGGCGGGGTTCATGAACTTGGCCTGCTTGACCGCCTTGGCCATGTTGTAGAACTCCGACAGTTCATCCGAGTGGGCCGCGTCGCGGTAGAACTCTTCCAGCGACTTGTGCTCCCTCAGTTCCTGCCGGAACTGGAGACGGTAGGGTGCCGCCTCAAACCACTTGCCTTCAGCCGTGGGCAGCAGGTGGAACGCGATGGACTGGTTCTCCTTCACCCAATCCAGATTGTCGATCATCCAGCCGGTGGCTTCTGTGGTGGAAGGCGCGGTCTCTTGGGACCCCTTCATCTTGGACCCACCCACCGTGAAGGCGTTGGGGTTGACAATCAACTTGCCCTTGGGGTAGCGCTTGGCCCATTCGACGTGCGCCTCCGAAAGGGCACGGCCACCGTCCTCGGGGTAGAGGCGGTTCTGGTCCTCAAGTACCTTGAACCATTCCTCGCGGAGGGTGTTGATACCCTCGGCCATGGCGTGGGCGTTGTTGTCGTATTCCTTGGGGTCGGCCAACTGCGGGGAGGCGGGGGCGAACACACCGAACACCGCCCGCTGGATCATGATGTTGGACACCATCGACCTTACGGCGTCCTGCGCTTCCTGAACCTCGTCAGGACTCGCAACACCAGGCTCCGGCAAAATGCCAGCCGCTTCCGCGTACTGTAGGGCACTCCGAAGGGCAGATGCATACTGGCCGTCCTTCTCGTTCTTGTTCACCACCGGAATGATGCGGGAGATGACAGACGGAAGGAACTGGTCGGTCAGCTCCTGCTCGGCGAAGTAGCGTTCGCCGCCTTCCATGAACGTCAGCCACTCGTTCACCGTCTGCGAGGATTCGGGGAACATCGCTCGCACGGCACGCAGCGGCATACCGATAATGGGGTTGGCCGAGAACTGGAGAGGGTTGGTGATCGACGGGTTGATGAACCGCACCTGCGACGAGAAGCCCTTGAACTGCGGCAACATCGACATCTCGTCCGGCTGGCCGCCCAGCGACCGCCAGGCGTCGTCAATCAGCCGCACGGCGGCGGACGTACCAGGGTAGGTGAACACCAACTGGTTCTCTTCGAACCCCTCGTCGTTCTGCACACGCTGCATGGACACAATGCCCGAGTGATGGGCCGCATTGACCAACGTATTGGCCCTCGCCAGCAGCGCCGGGTTGGCAGCGGTAGCCCGGACGAAACGCTTGAGGAAATCCTCCTGTGCACGCTGGAACATCAGGAAATTGTCGGTCAGTTCCGAGAACACCGACAGTTCACCAGGGTTGTCCGTACCGGAGAACGTCATGTTGAGCGCCCGCCGATTGGCGGCCGACTCCAGCAGGTAGGCGGCGTTCTTGGGTGCCATACCCTTCGAGATGAGGGTGTCGAATACCGGACCCATGGTGTCGTATGCGATACGACGGTGAGAGAGGAACACCGGGTGGGAACCCAGCGCGGCCAGCGGTCCGGATACCGTGATGGAGTACGCCTTGCTCATCATCTGGGTCAGACGGTCCCGCATTTGCGGCTTGGTCTTACCCAGGTCCGGAACGTACAGTTCGGCGATGACACCTTCCGGCATGTTGTCGCGGGAAACACCCTTGAGGTCGGCGGCTGTCACCTGCTTGCCGTCGGCAATCTTGCGGAGCACCTTATCCATCTCGTCGGGAAACACCGTGTCACCGGACGCGGTAACCCGGCCACCCAGACGGCGGGTGAGGTCTTCCACCATCACGCGGGCGTGCTCGGAAATCGCCTCGAACTTGTCGTCCGCCGTCTCGGCGTACCGGCCGGAGGTGGTGTAGTTCGACCGCTTGGCGTTGTCGCGGACAACCTGACCAAGCTTGTCTTCTGCGATGAGGTACTTGGCGAATCCCTGCGGCGTTTCAAGGGCCTCGTCCGAATAGCGACGATCGGCCAGAACCGCCTTCTGAATGGCGGTCAGCTCCTTCTCGTCAAGTGCGCCAGCGGCGCGGCGGTTGATTTCCTCGTTGACGAGTGTCTTACGGGCGGTGGCCTTGCCAGCCGCCTTGGGGATCTGAACGGGCGGGAAGGTGGACGGCATAACCACCTTGACGATGTTCTCATCGGTGGTGGTCTTAATGGCAGTCGTCTTCTGCGCATTGGCCGCTTCGACGGCGGCCTTCAGGTTGCGAGCCGCGTCGGCTCCGCCGACGTACTCCAAGGCGATACGACGCAGTACCAGGTTGGAAAGCTCGTCCGCCTGTACCCGCTGAATGGACTCGGTCCACTGCTGGATGTTGGGGTTATCATCCCACTTGAACGAGTTGGGCACGCGGGGAACCTTGTAGCCGAACCCGAGGGAAACACCCTCTGCGATGTTATCCCGAATCGACTGCCCGAGATTCTCGCCGAACAACACGTAGTTGTCGGCGGCTGCGCCGAGGTTGTCGAGAGACGATTCCATGTACTGGCTGACTGCCAGGTCGTCCAGATCCTTGGCCCACGGAGAGGCGAACTTGGCCTGAAGGCCGAGCTTCTCGACCTGTCGCATACGCGTACGGCGCAACCAGTCCAGTGGGGCGGCGAAAGCAAGTGCCGTCTTGGTCAGTCCTCCGGGTACCATTCCGCGAATGTCGACGGTTTCACCCATGCGGGCGAGGGCTTCAGCGGTGCGTCCTTCCACGCCCTTCGACTTGAGCGCGTCCAGAATGATGCCGTGATACGTGGCCGTATCGCCCGTACGGATTGCCTCATCCATACGCGCCAGCGTCTTCTCATCTACCGAATCCTCAAGATCCCTGGCCGCTCGCTTGAGCGTGTTGGTGTCCGCCTTGAACTGACCCTTGACGCCCTTCAGCAAGTAGCGCGCCTGAGCGGCTCCGCCGAGAGACTTGGGGGCAGTACCCAACGTAAAGGTATACAGCTCCAACACCTGGCGCACCATGTTGGCGGGGTTGGCGACCTTTGCCACCTTCCATGCACGGGTCACCATGTCGAATGTAGCGTTGTTGAGCGCGCCGGAGGCGTACCCCAGAATGGAAGAACGGTTGACCACCCGCTTCAGCTCACGCAGGTTGGGCAACTGCACGCCCGTGGAGAGCTGATAGGGGTGTACGGCGGCTGCCACGTCCGCATCACCAATACGGATGGTGTTGTTCACCGGGTCGGTGTACGACTCCAGCGGAGCGCCGACACGGCCGAACGTGTCTTCCCGAGGGGCGATACCCTTCAACATCTTGTCGATGGTGCGCCTTGCGGCTGGAGTGGAGCGCATTCCGGTGGCGTTGAGGGAGGCCACTACCGTCTGCTGGAACAGGCCGTACCGTGCCGCCGGATTGGCCTGAGCGAACTCGTTGACCAGCGCGTAGGCGTGACGCTTGGGCAGGAACTGCACCACCCAGCGACGGAACAGTTCGGTCGACTCGGGGGAATCGAAGTTCATCGTCTTGTTGGAGAACGACTGTTCGAAATAACGCCACGACTTGCCGAACGCCTTGCCGATACCCAGCGTCGGGCTCTTGAGCGAGCCGACGTAGTGGTCCTTCACCCACTGCTGAGCGAAGCGATCGGTCAGAATCTCGGTACGGCCGATGTCGTCTGCCAACACGTCGCCGTCGAGATCCACTCGCGCCTTGCGATGTTCGTCGGAGGCGTTGAGGAACCTGGCGAACTTGCCATCCTGCCGACCGAAGGCGTCACGCAGCGAGGCGAACGGCGTACGGATACGGCGGTTGAGGGCGATCTGGCCGGGCAGAAGCATCTTCCCCTTGTACAGGGGGCGACCCGAAGTGATGGCCTCATACCACACAAACAGACCCAGGTCGTCAGCCAACTGTGCCCGCGCCTTGGCGGAAGTGGCCGCATCGACAGCGGTATCCGCGTCATCCGACAACTTCCACATCGGCTTTTCCTTGCCGATGGGGGCGGAATCGAAGATGAACGGCTGTTGCTGACGGCTGACCTTCTTAGCCTGCCCAGCCTCGCGGAGCTGCTCGATACCCTCGCGGGGACGCACGCGGGTGATCGCACCCGATCGCATGGCCATCAGGGTATCGAAGATACCCATCATATCGGGATGCTGAAGTCGGAACTTCTGAAGTTCCTTTGCCGCATCCACCTGACGGCCCGCCTGGGCAAGGTTGTACGTCTTGTCGATAGTCCTTAGCGTGTCATCGAATCGCTTGGCGTTGAAGCCCTTAGGGGTGAAATCGTCGGCAGACGCCGCCAGCATCGACGTAACCTTCTCGATGTTGTTGGCGTCCACGCCCCTGAGGGCGTACTTGGCAGCCTGAACACCCTTGGTGGTCAGCACGATGGGGTCAAGGAACCAGAACGCAACCACGTCAGCGGCGGCGGAAGCGATCATGCGCTTAGTGCCACCCAGCTCGGCAGTAGCCGGATGGAGATTGGTCAGGTGACCACCGTAGGACAGCGAGGAGTGATCTCGAATCGCCTTAATGAGGCGACCGTCGGGGGAGTCCTTGGGTGCCCGCGAAAGCTCTTGCGTGAACTGCTGAGCCTCAGGACTCAGCCCGTTGAAGTTGCGAATGGGGTCTTCGAAGTAGCCGGAAGTGACCAGCTCCCTGGCCAGCTCCACCTTGACGGGGTCGTACTTGTTCTTCAGCTTTTGGATGTCGTCTTCGGAGACGGGGTTACGCTTGCCATTGAACGACTGGTAGTAGTACGCGTAGCGACTGGCACCCGACTTGGGGTCGTAGCCAGCCCGTGCCATATCCCGCGACTGATTGGGGTCGATATCCGTAAGGCCAGTGACAGCACCGATACCCCGCGCGAAGTCCATCACGGAGGTGATAGCCGACGCGCCGATGGCGGAGGTGGCAGATAGATTGGTGGAACGCCCGATCTGATCCGCCACCTTTTCGAAGGTGGTGTTCTCCTGAGCGGAACCGGCCGCCAACGGGGAGGAGATGGGCGAGAATGCGGCCGTCAGGCCCTCACCGAGGGTACCCACCACACTCTTGCCAGCGTCGACAATGTTGCCGAAGAAGCCCTGTTCGGCCCTCGGCTTCACCTGGTTGGCGGCAATCTGGCCTGCGATCTGGGAAGTGCCAACCGCAAACAACGGATTGGGCTTCGGTGGCTCCTCTGCCGCCTTCTGGATGTCGCCCGCCACCACCCCCGGCTTCGACATCGATGCATCGCTGTAGCCCGCCTGTTGCATCAGTGCCTGGCGCTGCTTGGCCTTCTCGCGACCGATTTCGGCCATGGTCCGGTGAGCCACCGAGAACGGAATGTCGGCATTGATGAACGCCTGAAGGATCTCGGGCTCATCGCGGAACATGCCGGACGCCTGAGCGGTGGCGGCGAAGCGGAGCTTGGGATTGGAGATCGGTGCCTGAGCGCGGGTGGTGACCGCGTCAGGGTCGGGAATTCGCTGGTACCAGTAGACCATTAGATGGACATCCCATCGAAGTACGCCGCCAGCTCCGCCACGATGCCGGTATCGTCGGCAGCCCCGTACGCCGCCAGCGTCTTGGAGAGCGAATCCGGCGCGAGAGGAGCGTTCGGTCCCAGCCGCAGGCTGTTCGGGCCAGGCCCCAGGGGGGCACCGGCCGTCACCGGCTCACCGGCACGGGCCGATGGCCCCATGAAGGCACCCAGCGGCTCCACAGGAGCGCTGACCGCCTCCGGCGGTGCTTCCCCACCGGCAGATGCGATCTCGTTGGGCTGAGGGGCAGGAGGAAGCCCTTGCGCGGCGGCACCGGGCATGACTTCCTGCTGCTGTTGGTAGACCTTGTTCTCGCCGTACTTGGCGTCCACCAGGTCCGCAACCGGCTGGTTAGCCATCGGTCTTCTTCTCCCTGAACTCACGGCCGTCTAGGCTGTAGTGGGTGTACATGCGCCCGTTGGGCAACTCAGTGATCTTGGGACCGCAGATGCACTCGGAATTCTTCTCGTGCTCGATGTAGTCGGCCGGGGGGATGAGGTGCATTGCGGGCTTACCCCTGAAAACGCCCATACGAACTACCCTCCAACCGCACGCCGCCTGAGCACGGTGCTGTTCATTTCCGGTCGCGCCTGGTCGCCGCGAAGCGACGCAGCGGTGTTGAGAATGGTGGGGAGACCACCCGGCGGCATACCCGCCTGGCCCGGCGCTACTCCTCGGAGCAATCCGGATGGGAGCATCGCACCACCGGGACCGCCAGGTGCCATGCCAGGTCCTTCCGGACCGCTTGGCATAGCCCCCTCAGGTGGTACTGCCCCGGCCATTGGGTCAGCACTGGGTTCGGGTTCAGGAGGCGTGAAAGCTTCCAGAGCCGCTTCAGCCAAAGCCTTGCCATTCTGCCTCGCCTTGATCAGCTTGACAATCGGATCGAAGACCTGATTGGCAGGCAAACCCTGCTGAAGCAGAATACCAAGAGACTGCGAATAGGCTGCCACCCCTTGCAGGATGGAATCGTCCAGTCGCTGGATGTGGATCTGGCGGTTCTCCATGTCGTAATCGATGTCCCACGGAAGCTTCTTCTGCACCGATTCGCGAGACAGAAGGTCGCCATTCTGGAACTGAAGCAACATCATGACGGCCTGTGCGGGCGAATTGCCCAGCATGAAGCCGTAGGTGCAGTTGACCTCGTAATCCTCACCGATATCACGGGAGGGCTTGATGACCACACGGTACGACTGGCCGTTTTCGACACCACAGATGGTCTTAGAGGCGTTGGGGAACAGCTTGAGGTACACCTTGAAGGCATACTCGGTAGCGTCTTCCAGTGCCCTCTTGAACAGCATCTGAGCGGTCTTGATCTGGGTGTCGAACGTACCCATCAGGGCTTCCACGCCCCGACCGGTGACGATGGAAGCGTTCACCCGCCCGTTGCGGGCGTCCGGATAGCCAGCGGACTCCTTGGCCTCCGCTTCCAGCGTCTCGTTGTAGGCGAATACCTCGCGGGGCACGGTCAGGCCCATCACGCCCATTCCGGGCTTCCAGTTGTCGGTGTAGATGTGGGAATCGATACCCATCTCGACGTTGTTGACGTCGCGGGGCAGTACCAGCGGCGCGTTGATGGAGCGCTCAGCCGCGCGGAAGGTGTACTGCGTCATCAACACCTTGGCGTACTGAATCCAGATGGTCTCATCGAACCGACCGCCGGGGATGTCGCTCAGCGAGGGAAGCTCAACGATGTGATACGGCAATTCGCCGTCGATGACGGACGGCACGTGCTGGAGAACCAGGTTGTCATTCGTCGGACAGAAGAGGTAGGTGCCACTCTCCTTGGACGTGTACTGCACGATGGACACCATGCCGGACGTGACGTTCTTGTGGTTGCCCTTCAGCTTGGCCGCTGCCTCGGGGAACATGTGGCAGACGGCGTCCAGCTCCATCTCCCACGTCTTGGCGCATTCGGCCACCCGGCCCCAGCGATCCTTGAGGTAGTAGAACCCTCGTGGATCTTCCACCGTGATGATCGGCATCTTGCGCTTGAAGTCGGGTTGGGTGTGCAGGATGGCCACACCGTACGAGTTGTAGTAGTCGGCGAAGTTGACGAACTCCGTCTCCAGCCGTGACTCGTCCCAGATGTTGCGGCCGATACGATTCTTGGTGATGGCCCGCTTCTTGTCGGTGGCGGCGATGCCGTTGCCCGAGGAGCAGTCGAGCGCGGGCAGGGTGCCCATCACGTTGCGGAGGTCTTCCGCTGCCACCCGGACCAGGTTGGCGCTCACCGAGCGCGGGATTTCGTCGGAGAAGTACTGGCCCATGCCGGTCACCTCGTGCATCCGGCCCTCACGGACCATCTTCACCAGGTGCATGTTGTCATCGCGACGCTGGAAACGACCACGCATCTGGTCGTATCGCCGGGCCGCCCACTCGATACCGCTCTTATCCATCGCTTAGAATCCCACTCCGTAGGTTGCCTCGTTGGCGTAGCGTTCCGCGTCGGCACGGCTGAAAGACCGTGCGTGCCGCTTCATGGTTCCGGTCACGAACTTTCCGCCTCGGGACGAGGACGTCTGCACGCGTCGCCCCAGCAGGAATTCGCGGGCTGCGATCTCGGCGAACCACAGCGCCATCACGCAGTCAACGGGGGTGTGCTTCGAAATCTCGGGTTCCCACACCTTCAACTGCTGCGCCAGCGCCTTGACGCCTTCCGACCCCCTGGCCGTCAACTTGGGTAGTTCGATCAGGTGAGAGTTGGGAATGTCGGTGCCGTACTCGTCCTTGCGGTGCTTCGGGATGAAACGACCGGCGTCGTCCTGCTCCACCGTCGACATGAACAGTGGGATCAGCGTGGTGACGCCCCAGTCCTCGTCCCACTTAGTGAAGCCGGTCGTCATGTGCTCGGTCAGGATGACGCCCCGAGCGTTCATGTAATCCCGCAGCGATTCGAGCTGCGTCAGGAACCGCTGGAAGGCGTTGCGCTCGACCCGCCATTCCTTGACGCCGTACTTCTCGGTGAGATCCTTCATCGTCTTGATCAGGCGCTCGGCGTGAACGTCCCTCTCGTAGAAGACGTCTAGTACGTACCGCTTCATCGTCCTTCCGTCGGCAGCGAGGACGACCATCGCAGTGCCACCGGAAGTGGCGGGGTCAACCCCGCCCACAACATGGAGTCCGGACATTCCCTGGTCCCGCACTCCGGGATTGGCGGGGTGCATGAGACCCGGCATACGCTGACCGTTGACGGAAGCATCGACGGCGGCGGCGGGGAAGGGTGCTTCGTCATTGATGTCACTTTGCTGGTAGATGAGTTGGAATTGACGGGTGTCCGCGTAGCCCGCGCGACGCTGTGCGATGGCTCCGGCGTGCATTCGTTCCGGCCAGAGCACCTTCCAGTGCTCCTTCTGAAGGAACTCGTTCTCCAGGATTGCAGGCTGACTGAAGTAGGTGTAACCCGGCTCACCCATCATGTCCTTGGCTTCGTCACGAAGGTGACGATAGATGTCCATCGGACCTACACGGGTACCCAAAACCAACAGCAGGCCGCCGGGGTCGGCCATGTCCTCCGAGGGCGGGCGCAGCCGCGTGTTCGCCTCGCGGGCCAGGTAGGTGGCGTGCTTCTTGTATTGGGCGACGTTACCCATCGTCTCGATGTCGTCGGCGATCATCACGTCACAGCGACGGCCGTAAATCTGCTGACCCATGCCGAGCGCCTGCAAGGTGGGGTCGGGGTCCGCCGTGGTGCGACCTCTGACGTAGAAGTAGTTCGCCCGCCACGGCAGGGCCTCGTCCTTCCACGTGCCGACCGGATCGAACTGCCGCAGATCCTTCCAATACGGATCGGTGAGGTACCGCTGCACGGTGAACACAAAGTTGCGTGCCACCGCTTCCGTCTCGGAAATGATGATGATGCGGATGTTGGGATTCTTATAGATCAACCAGGCGACGTACTTCTGAGACCAGGTGGCACTCTTGGCGTGGTCGGGCGGAACATTGACCACGATGCGCCTGTTGGCCGACTCCTCGCCTGACCACGTCAGGCGCATGGTGTCCGTCAGGTCAGCCGGGGTTTCGCCGTTGACGATCTCCCAGATGCGCCGCTGATGGCGGGGCAGCGGCTCACCGACCAGTTCACAAAACTCGGGGAAATCGGGAACCTTGGTGGGATCATAACCAAACTCGCCCGCTTGCTCGCGCGCGGTCTCTACCGTGGTGCGGGCGTCATCACACCTGGCGCGAAACTCGGGGTAGTCGCGCCGCCAGGTGAAGTACGTCTCCTTCGAACGACCCGCCTTCTTGGCGGCGTCGTCCACACTCAGTCCCTGCCTGATGGCAGCGACGAACTTGTCCATCGCCTTCTCGCGCGCCGTAGACGCGCGCCCCTTCGGGGTGGCCGAGGAGTCCGAACGACGAGGCACAGAGACGAACCAATCTGACTAGACGAAGTTCACGCCTTAGCGTGAACGAGAAGTTGAACCGGATTTCCGGATAGGCATGTGGTATAATGCGAGTATCAACGAGCGAAAGGATGGGGGGTAGGTCCGAGCCTTAGGGGCTCGGCCCAGAAGGGGCCAGAGGAAGAGACCCGAAGGCGAGGACCGTAGGGGGGAAGGGAAACATCAACTTCTCCGAGAACGTATTATACGGCACTACACCCCAAACAGACTGAACCCCATGTAGTCACCCCATACCGCATACCCCACTCAGGTGGGGTTTTTTTATGCCTTGGGAACGGCAGACGCATACCAATGCGGCGAGCCTTGAGCGAGCCGCGACCGTTCTATTCCGGTCGGAGTCAAATCAACACGACCTCTTTGACGATTTGGTGATTTACCCCGCTACCCCATCAATAACGCCAAAATTGGTTACTGATAGTACATATATATACACACATACATTATAATCACCCCTTTTGACCCCCAGATCACGGGCAGATCACAGGCCGAGCAGAAAGGAAAGATCAACTGAATCAATACAGACCGTCTGACCAGCACTGATCCCCCCCTCCCCCCTCCCCTCCCAGTGCCGATAACCAACATTATGTTAAGTAGTACGGGTGTACTACTCTGTCTGTATCGATAAAGCTCCACCTTACTAGAGGTTGAGGGCGGATGCCGGACAGCGGTACTGCATACCGTATGCAATGTGCGAGGTGGCATACCCTCAACCGGTATGAGGTACAGCTCGGCCATACCCCCATGCCGTATGTGTCATACCCCTCCCCGGTATATGAGGTGGTCTACACCTACCGACCGTACGGTATGACTAGACCGTTCGGTGGTAGTGCACCGCTACACCGTCTGTGCACCCCGTAGAGCGCCTACTACTCGGTACAGGTATGGCCATAAGGGGGTCAGTCCGTTCGTCGCCTCACGGCGTTTCCGCTGGTCAGAGGGGGTAGGAAACGGCGTTATCGATCTTGGGTGATCAACTGACCCGCCACGTGGAGAATGGGTAGCCACATGGTCACAACATGGTAACGTTCTTCTCCAAGGTCACGGTGATGTAACGATCATGACCGCACCGCTTGACAACCCTTAGCCCTATAAGCCGTACTGGTGTCCCAACCGCAGACCCAAGGAGGTGGCTCACATGATCACCGGTACCTACACCACTGCCGCCCGTGCGTGGCTGATCAATGACGGCGAGAGTCGTGAAGCCGTGCTGGCCACGCCCGGCGCTGACATCTGGGCTGAGGTGGCACGTCGCTACCCCGGTGGCAAGCCGATGTTCGTGCTCGATCACGACCGCATGACCTACGCCGAGCTGATCGCGTCCCGGTGAGCAGTCGCGTACGCGTCTCGAACGTGTGCGCTGTCGGTTCAACCGGTACGGAAAGGAGGTAGCCACACATGCACGTCAAGGGTTTGACCGCGCTCTACATGAACCGTGTCGGCAGGCTGATCGTGCGTCCCGGCTTGTCGATGCACGTCAGGGTGATCGACGTCAAGTCGGCTTTCGGTCGCATCGATGTGTTGATCGCGCCCACCAATGAGGGTGGCGAAGGCTCGGCGTGGGTGGCGGCCGACACCGTCAAGTGGGTGGACTGATCATGATCGTCACCATCTTCGTCAGTGCCGCCGCGTTAGGCGTCGGCTTCATCGGCGGTGTGCTGCTGTGCATCGTCACCAAGGAGGACATGTCATGAGCACCAAGCGTTCCGTCGTGCGTACGTGGGACATCAACCGCAAGTCGGTGGCCTACACCTGGCAGCGTCGCCGCACCGACGGCAGGCTGTTCGCCTACTCGCTGCTGGTCACCGACTGCAAGGCCGTGTGGAGCGGCTACGTGTGGGACGACATCTCGGGTGGGTGGTGCCTCATCTCCCGCTTCCCGTTCGGTCAGGTGCCGCTCACCTCCCCGGTGGTGCAGTCCCTGGTGTACCGCACGTACTCGATGACGTCTCCGGTCTGACCTGTCACGGGCGGGGCACGGCTTGACCTCCGTGCCTCTGCCCTGGTAGCTCAGCTCGGCTGAAAGGTGAGTGATCATCATGGGTGGCATCTTCAACACGCGCACGGCTATCGCCGTCGTGACCGAAGCGCTGGCCGCAGACGCGGCGATCGTCATCGAGCCCTTTCGTCAGGGTCACGACGTGACGGTGATGGACTACAGCGAAGAGATGTCGTGGTACGCGCAGAGTGGGGCGCATCGTCTCGCCGACGCCGAGTGGTGTGAGAACGGCAGAGACGGTGACGTGTGGGTCAGGCCGGTCAGCGGGAACTGATCACGTCACGATGGGCTGTAGATGGTACGGTCTACAGCCTGCCGGATGTACTCAGCACCGACTGAAGTGAGGTTGATCATCATGGCCGAGATCGAACGTGAGCTGGACGCCGTGTGTTCCGAGTGTCTGTACATCGTGGCCTACTCGGTCGAGTCGGAGGAACAGGCGAACACCTTCGCCAAGTGGCCCGAGTGGGCACGCAACACGTTCTACCTCGTCGTCGCCTGCGAAGGTGACGAGTGCGACCACGGGTTCACGTGGTCCCCGTGCGACCTCTGCGGGGAGGCGGGTATCGAGCCGCACAAGGTGGTTCAGTTCGCCTGAACGGTGAGCATTGCGCATGGTCGGGGGACGTGCGCTTTGCCCGTTGTTCAGATCGAAAGGGGCACAGCATGAAACGTGTGACGCGCGCCGACATTGATCACGACTTCAACGTGATGGTCAACGCCGCACTCAACGCAGGTGTTGACGTCAACGGGTGGGAATTCGGCCGCCCTTACGGGTTGATGTGGGTGGTCACTGCCGACACCGGCAGTGGTCGCCGTCCTATCTCGCCGTACTGGGAGACGTTCCGCCAGGCACGTGACGGCATGGACGCCATGCGCAAGGCATTCGACATCGTCTACTTCGGCAAGGCGGTGAAGTGATGGGCACAACTACCGCCATTGTGGTCATGCTGTGGGCTACGCTCATCCTCAACACCGTCGACAGCCTGACGGACCCGATCGTCATCGATGGGCACGCCGTGCCCCATCGAGTGGACATCGACGGTCGGTTGATGGTGCCGGTCGACATCAACGGTGACGGTTACGTCATCGGTGACATCGAATGGGGGTCGTGACATGACGTATACCTGGCAGTACACCAACGACGGGGCGCGGGTGACGTTCACCGCCAACCTCGGGAGTGACCAGCCCACCTACGTGGTGGTCGGCACCGTGGTCAACGGACTGGTTGCGCAGTCCGTCTGCAACCACCTCGGCCAGGTGGACCCGACGGGTGCGCTGTTGCACACCACCACCACCGACGGACGCAAGTCGTGCGGTCAGCCATGGGTGGCTGAGATCGCGCCGTGCCCCAGGTGCGGGCAGCCCGCTGTCAAGCACGCACACATCCCGAGTGCCGCTGGCTCGACGGTGGTTAACGTGTTGGACGACGGCTCAACGGTGGTGGACGTGGTGAAGGACGACACCCTGTCCGAGTGATTGGGGTTGTGCATACAGTCGGACTGAACTACTGTCGGCCGTATGCACTTCCCGAACTACTCGGTTCGGACTGGATCTTAGGAGCGGTGGGACATGAGCAAGGAAACCAGCGAGTGGCTGAACAACAACGTGTTGGTCGGCTTCACCTCCGAGCGTGGCAACGCGTGGCACTACCGGCAGGCTGACCAGGGTGACGAGTCCAACCACTACGACAACGCCGTGCCGGTGTCCGACGTGCTGCGTCGGCTGTTCCACTGGGAGGCGGTGTCGTGCACGATGGGCTACGACATCACCGCCGTGTTGGGCGCGGACGTGCAGGTGTGGAAGCCGTCGAGCATCGGCCGTCAGGTGATCGTGAGGTCGGACACCCTCGCCGAATTCGGCGTGTTCAAGGAGGGATACACCATCCACCAGTACCGTGACTGGTTGATCTCCAAGGTGCACGAGGTGAACCACCAGTTGGAGATCGGCTCGGCGGGTCTGCTCAAGGGTGGTGCACAGGCGTGGGTGTCGTTCGAGGTGCCGGAAACCCTGCACCACGCCGTCACCGGGGTGGACTACCGCCCGCAGTTGATCGCGTGCACCTCGCACGACGGGTCGTTGGCCACCACC